ATCTACTAAAGCCCGTGGGCTATCAGCAGTTTCCATTGAAACATTGATGCTGCCATCCCTGTTATTGATGTAAACAAACAGCGTGTTGTTTGCCCTAATAACTCGAAAGTCTGGATTTGTATTTACCAGCTTTGCCAATGTGTTATTTACCGCCACAGGGTCTACACCACGCGCACCAGCCGTCCTTTCCAGAATCTCTATCACTTCCATATCCGGCGCAGCACCACGTTCTCTACGCACCTGATCCATCACCGCATCGTTCTGCTGCGGTGCAACATTCATATTTTGTTGGGGAGGAGTAACCATATGATCAACTCGAAAGGTTTAGGGCTGCGGCAATCTGTTCGTGAATATAGTAGTGGGAAGCGATCCAATCATAGAAATCTTCCTCCCGATTCCAGTCTGTATCAAGCAAATTAAAGGGGTTATCAAGGTCTAAAAGGTTCGCAAACGCCTGATGCTCCACCTGATGCACCTGTAACCAGTCATCTAAGTTGTCAATATTGGCATCAATAATGGGGAAAACAGGCACAGAAACGCCCTGATCCATGATGGTTTGCTGGAAAAGGCGGTGCTGCATCCCGTTTTCAAACAAAAACTCCCCCAACGAATCCCTGTCGCCAAATTTAACAATGGATAACTGATCCATATTCATACTTTGTCAACTTTTCCGTCAAGTTTGTCGAATATCTTGCCCAACATACCCTTGATGTCGGCAATATCAGTCTTGTAAGCCTCTTTGCTCACATAGTCGTGGGGCAAATCCCGAATATCTTCGTCCATACGATCCAACATCTTGGTGATCCGGTTCAAAGTCCAGCCACCAAAGAATGCTGCAATCCCGACTATGATGTTAAATAGCATTTGGCCTTCCAATTTATACTCCGTAGTAAGGAATTTTCTTGTTTGCGCCACCAATCTGAACCGTAATGTAGCCTTCAGGCACTAACGGCAAGCTAGACGTTGCGAATGTTGCGCTTACAGACGTTGTACCCGTGAAATTCACACTGTTTGATGTCACATTAGCCGTGACACTGCCACTACTGACTGTCACATTCGCTAGTGTCAGGTTTCCAACACTGGTTGTCGTACTGCCAAGCGTTAATGTGGTGTTACCTAGCGTGGTAGAAGAGTTAGCAAGATAGTTATTAGGAAATGTTGCCGCAACACTGGTGATATTTGCGTTAGCCAATGTCGCATTTCCGACAGAACCACCTGTAATCGTTACAGAGTTGGCGTTCTGTGTTGCCATCGTGCCTAGACCAGACACATTTGCCGTGGAAATGGCTATGGTGACATTGGCTGCACTAGTAATCCGACCCTGTGCGTCTATAGTGACCTGCGATACCTGCGTTGCACTACCGTAACTACCGGCTGCAACCGCCGTGTTCGCCAAGTTCAGGGTGACGTTACCCGTCAACTGACAACCACCCGTTAAGGCAGTGCCAGCAATCACAAAGGCTGTATTCGGTGCTGCACCAACATCAGGGGCTGTCAATACCACCGCACCTGTCTGCCCATTTACGGAGAAAACAGCATCCGTGTTATCAATCTTTTGCCAGACCGCGCCGTTAAACACGGCTATATCATTAACTTGCCAGTCTGTTATGCCGTTTAGGTTAGTTGAACCTGCTTGGCTAACAACATAGTAATCACCCTTATCCCCGACAGAGGATGTCAATGTCGGCGTATTGGTCGCAGCATCCCAAGTACCCTTGTAAACAAGAGCGCCGATAACATTGATATAGGTGCTTACTGTCTTTAGCATGGTCAGTTACCGTCGCCTGGGGTAATGTAGATCACTGCATTGCTAGTATTCGTAACACCTGTAAAAAATGCGTTAGGCAAAAACGTAATAATTTCGTCTGTGCCAGCTAACAGGGGAATACAAGGTGCTGTAGAGGTCACAACCGTAGCCGCTGAGTTAGCCGCAGCCGCCGTTGTTCCAACCCCTAAGAAGGCAGTCACAGCACCCGCATTAAGAATCCGGTACTGGTTACCACCCAAGGTAGTAGAAACCGCTTGTATCGCAGTCGGCGCGGTAGTAGCAGCCGTGAACGTCACGGTATTACCGGACGGTGTAAAGGGTGCGTTGACTGCCATGTTATGCCCCTAGTGGTTTAGCTGCCGCTGCTGCTTGTGCTTCACGGTACGCAGTCACCACAGCATACGTCCATACGGTATTGCAAATCTCAACCACCTTTTCAGGCACACCGTCTAAGTCTTGCCCAGGTGTCAGGCTGCTGCGGTGATACGTCTGTGTCAGTACCTTGCCATCTTCAATGATGCGAGTAGCTTCGCGGTACAGCACGATGCCGTTCTCATTAATAGTAATTTGATCCACAACGGTTTCTTTGGTAATCATGTAAATCTCCTGTGTCCGTCTACGCTAGTCCGGCGTAGATAATTAGGTTGCAGCTATATAAGAAAAAGAAAATACAAAACCATCATCAACAGCTATTGCCGCAACTCTGCCCGCTTCACTCATGAGGATTCTAGTAAAAGTATCTCCTGCGGCTAGTAACATACCTTGTGTGTAATATGCATTTGCACTGTTATCAACGTAAGTAGTACAACCACCAGCGCGTTCAGATAGTTCACCTGTGTCAGCACAAGGAAAAGGCAAGTTATTTAAATTAACTAATGAACCAACTGGACTAGAAACGGAAGAAACAACAAGTTGCCCAGTAATCGTTACAAGCCGACCTATTTTTGTATAAGAAAGAAGATCGTAGATTGAATTTAATGTAATTGACCCGCTTGTTCCGGGGCTTAAAGTTGCTGTAAACGTACCTTCCTCATAGTCATCCAGCGTATTCGCATCAGACGATGCTGATTGTGTAGCGGGAAAGGCGATGCCTGTACCTGTTGCTGATGTGTTGCCGCCTTTGAGAACAACAACGCCTTCTTGTTTTACCAAGAATACTAAAGTGCCATTACCATTGAAATTATGGTTGTATGCTTCGTATTGTGCGTTTGCCCAGTTATTGTTATTAGATGAGACAAACCTAACAGGTACAGTCCGCGCTCCATCTGAGCCTGTCGTATATGCGCGTAAAAGTGCAACAGGAGTTGCGTCAGAAGTAACACCAAAGACATCTAATCTTTGGGCAGGAGTGCCACCTATCCCAACATTTTGCGAACTGCTTACCGTAACAGCCGCAGTACCTCCCGTCGCAATAGCTACCGTATCCGCAGCAGGTGAGTAAATACCTGTGTTTGTGTCGCCAGTAAATGTGATGCTAGGCGCTGTGTTGCTACCAGCCGCAAATGTACTTGTGCCGCTGACGGTTACGTTTGCAATCTGCGCTGTTGCAATATTGGCAGTCGTGACGTTAGCCGTAGTCACAGACACATTCGTAATCGTCACGTTACCGCTAGTAACCGTCACGTTCGCCAACGTCATGTTGTTGAGCGTTGTAACCGTGTTACCTAACTGAATAGCGGTATTGCCGAGCGTGATCGGGGTATTAAAGTTGGCATCCAACTGTGACAACGGTATAGACGTTGTGACATTGGCAAATTGATTTGGCACTGGCATTTAGAACCTCACTCTCAATTCATGTTCATACTCAAAACCGTTAATCACCATGGCTGACGCATTTGACCTAACCGTCATGCCCAAATACTTACCCCACTGCTGTGCATCTGTCTTGTACAACGTATAACCTTGACCACCATACCAACGAACAGTTGCAAGACTGTTATTTGTCCACGGTATCGGATTACCAAAGTTATTTAACCAGTTAACAAAGTTGCCTAATTCGTACTGTGGGCTAGAACCTTGCTCACTATCAATGGTGACGTACAAAAATGCGCCATTACTAATCGTTGCCTCAATACCCACCTTCAACGCCTGTTTCGTGCGGATCGGGTCAGTCATTGGGTCAAGCGCCGTTTGGATAATGCTCGGCACTGCATTTGCCGTCGTGTCACCGTACAACTGCAAGAAGTTCGTACCGTTCGTGCCGTACATCTTAATCTTGCCGCCAGTCGCCACAGAAGTCATCAACTTCAGGTCGGTACTCTGGTTTGTAAAAAACCATTTCTTCTCGAAAAACACCGCTTGGACATAACGGTAAGTATTAACATCCAAGTACCGAATGTTGAACGCCGCACACAGAATATTGTTCAGCAGCACCTGACCGGCTGTTACCTGGGCTGTGGCAAAGTCAATGTTCGGGAACACACCATCTAGCGGGTCTGACAATTTAGAGGTGGTCGAACCTACCAGCGCGTACACGCCGTATTCGTTCATAAACAGCACAGAACGGAAATACGGGAAGATAGCGTAGGGCAGTCGTGTACCTACCGACGCAGATACGTTGGTGTTGGTAAATATCGTTGTGCCAACATTTGTCACCCTGACATCAGAGAAGACGTTGATGCTGTCCTCACCAAAGATGTAGAGGAAGTTGTTGGCTGACAGTAACTGGATGATATTGCTGTGAAGTGTGGTGTCGGTCAGAGTAACCGCGCCAGCAGAAACACTTGTAAAGTCGCTGTAGCTACCAGCAGCAGAGTAATACACAGTCCTTCCTTGAGCCACCCAGTTGCGCCCTGAGAAGGTCTGGATGCCGGTGACTTGCTCGGTGGTAATGACTGCGTTGGCTGTTGCATTCGAACCTCCACCGCCTGTGATGGTTACTGTGATGTTGCTGTTGTTGCTGTAGCCCGTGCCAGGGTTGGTCATGATCACACGGCTAATCTGACCACCTGCGACAATCGCTGTACCGGCTGCATTCGCACCACCGCCACCAGAAATCGTCACCACAATGTTGGCAGCATTGGTGTAACCCGTGCCGCCGTTCGTCACGTTGACCGCAACCGTGCCTTTTTTGAAAGTCACCAGGCTGGCAATGGCTGTAGCGTTAGCACCGCCACCACCGTTAATGGTAATCGTCGGAGGCGCTGTGTAACCTGATCCTGCGTCGGTTAGCGTGATAGCCGAAACCGCATTAGCAGTAACCGTCGCTTGAGCCGTTGCCTGAATGCCGCCAGTTTCATTTGGAGCCGAGATAACCACGGCAGGTGTGCTGGTGTATCCACTTCCACCATTGGTAATAGCTATCGATCCCACCGAACCGATAGACACAAGGTTAGTACCATTCCACGCAAAGACACCATTGTTGGGATCACCGATTAAAACAATGTTGTCTTTCCACTGCGTCAGACGGATGCCGCTGTTCGAGAACGTGCCTGTGACGGCAACATTCGCCTTGACATTCGTTTCTACGTTGACGGATTCTGCTCTGCCATCTTCTTCAAACCCGATTACATAATCCAGGTTGTTCAGGTTAGAGGACAGAATGGTGGTGACAGTGTTGCCAAACGTGACAGCCGTGTTGGTAAAAGTCGGAACAATTTTTAGGTTGGCGTAACCAATCGGCATGGCATTTTCTAGCCATGCAAACTCTTCCTTATCAATCGCCGTGCGGTTAGCCTTGGTGTTTACACCCTTAAAGTTCTTGACTACTGCATAGCTTTTCTTTTGCTCTGTCGCAGCCATAGTTAATAAGGATTGCTATAAGGGTCAGGCAAACGCCGAGTAAATGTCGTGTTGAGAACAGAACGAACCTTGCTGACGTATTGCTGGTAGAAAATCTCTGATTCGCCATAAGACTGTTCTTTGAACTTCGCCGTATACGCTGCGTAGTAAGCCACGGGTGTTGTGTAAGGATCAACGATTGAATCTGTAGTTGCGCCATTTACTAACGGCGCTGGCAGAATCGTTGTATCCAATTCCATGACATACGTTTGGTCAGGAACTGGAGAAATATAAATCTGGCTTTGACCGAACACCGAGAATGCCGCCGGTCTTCCGATGTAATTCTGCCAATACCGCAACTGAGCATTAAATTGCGTCCATGGCAAGTAGGACAGCGGGTAGCGGCTGTTCCCCCAAAACACGTTGATGTTCAGGATGTCGAGCGTTTTTGATGCTTGTGGCAATGTCGCAAAAGGAATCACCTCTGCGTTGCCGACGTACTGGATCATTGCCGTGCCGTTCGCAAAAGGCGTAGACGGCGGGAAGACAGTCGTTGATCCAGGGTATTGCGGAGATTGATCACCCGTCACGCCAGCCGTTGTCACGACATAAATGTAGACGTTCGAGAAGATCAGATCATTCAGATTGACTGCGGTATTTGCAGTCCATGCAACAGGTGTACCCGTATACCCGACGGGGGCTATAGGGGTCTGAGAAACTTGTAGAGTTCGTAAACAGCCGGTATCTCTGGCAACACGCTCCCGCGCTCCGTTGATGTAATCTGTCAGTTCGGAGTCGGAGTAGAAGTTCCCGTTAGCATCATGCAGCAGCCTACGGACTTCCGTAATGTAGCCATTAAGCGTTGCCATTTAAGACCCATAGTTAAGCGGCTTGCACGACTTTTCGCTCCCCTCGCCCTTTCGGAACGAGAGGAGTTACTGAGTCATCGCCAGGGGATAAAAAGCGATCCTGTTTCGGCTTGTCTTGGGTAATGACAAACTTTTCCAACTTCTTCAAGGCATCCTCAATGTCGTTGGTAGACTGACACAACCCAATTCTCACCATAGCCGGAAGTTTATCTTCCTGCTCATAACCAAATAAGTGACGCGCAACGGCAACGTCTACCTCAACCGCTTCGTTCACAGGGAACTTGTAGGTCTGGAAGGCATATTCGTCGATCAGGGGTTTTTCACCCCGATTGGTCACATAAACAGTTGTCATAGCGTTACGATGTCACCGTATACAGTAATGTCACAAGTACCACCGCTAACTGCCGTGTTCACTTTTACATACAGCGAACCGGCAGAGTACACCGTGGTAGCAGCAGCCGTCGCAAGAGGAATATCTTGCCAAGTGCTAGTGCTACTCACAGAGGACAGAACAGTCACATTGCTGACTGCATTCGAGGCATTCCCATCATTGCTGGTGAGAATAACGACGTTTGCAGTAGCAATGCTCTTGTTTGCGTTAGCGACAGTAATCCTGCGAACAATGTAAGAAGTGCCACCCACGACAGGAATCTGAGCCACAGCATTACCTGTTGAACCCACATCGACTGTTGCTTTGTGAGCAAGACCAAAGCTGCCAAAGCTGTCAGGGTAGAGCGAACCTACATGGTTAGCATTCATGTCGCCTCCTTACGATGCGTAAGTGCTGCTGACGTTCTGACCACCATTGACAGTGAACAGAGTGATCGTCGGCGCACCCGACAGCACGTTTGCACGGACATTCGTGCCATCAGCGATAAACAGACCACCCGTGTTGTTAGCAACAACAACAGCCCAAGAAGCGTTGCTGATGTTGCCAGTAGTGTTCGTGTTCAGTTCGATGGTCACGTTAGCTGTCGGCGCAATGTAGTAAGTGCCAGCAGGAAGCGTAACGGTTGCATTACCAGCAGCGTAAGCCTGGAAATAGGCCGATGCTGCGTTAGTTGCTGTACCCGCAACTAGGATTTTATTCATACCAAGTGCCATGACTATTCCTCCTTACAGTGTCAGAGAGTTGTAGCCCGTCACCTTGGTCATCGACTTCGGCTTGGTGCTGACCAATTCTGCGATGGTCAACACAGCGCCAACATAGCCGATCTGCCAGTTGGGGAGAGTCGATTCAAAGCCCGTGAACACAAACGAACCTTGCTCATGGATGTAGAGCGACAGGTAGTTGCTGTTCAGGAGGTACAGTGTACCTTCAGGGCAATACGGATCAGGATAGATCGGAACACCAGCGACCATCAGCGCACGGAAGGCAGCCTGTGGGCCATTCGCGTCACCGTCAAAGCCGTTGCCTGGGGTGATCATGTACTGCTCTTGACCCACAAAATCTTGAGCCAACAGCGTCCAAGTACCAAAACCGCAAACGCCGAACGATGGCACTTCTGCGCCATTCTTCACAGTACCAGAGATGTACTGGAGGACGTTCTGACGGGTTGGGTTGACCGAACCGGCTGCATACGCCTTCGAACGCCACCAAGTGTAGGTCGAACGGTCAATGTTGCCGTAAGTGCCTGAGTCAGACACTGCGGCTGGCAGACCGATTAACTGCTGGTTGTTGGTGGTGTTGGTGTATAGCGCAGTTGCCATAGCATCCATCATCACGTTAGTCGCGTCATTCATACGCGCTTCGATCAGAGGAATAATGGCTGCGTCTTGCTGAACTGCACCTTCCATGCCGAGGAACGGCACTGGAGCAATCATCAGCTTCAGGTTAAAGTCAGCATTGTAAGCACCCTGCTGAACGGACGGCTGGTTGAAGGAACCAGAGTAGTCCGACCACTGAGCGTTCACAAACTGCGAACCTTGGACAGGAACGGTTACGGACGAAACACCACCGGAAGCCTGTTGCGAGTTAGCAATCAGAGCCGCCATCAGCGGTGTCGAGTTATAGAGTTGTACGACCAGCTTCGGAATAAACGCCCTACGGGTTACGTATGTAAGTTCCGTAAATTGCGTACTACCCGTTGCCGGAAGAATACCGCCACCAATAGGCATAGTTTATCTCCGAGTCAAAGAATCCCCTGTTTTACAAACCAATGGGCTTTGGATTTTTCCGTAGCTCATTGAGTGCTTTTGCTGCTTCATCCCGCGCACCAGCAACAGGGTTTCTCCAGTACTTAGACAGGTCGAACTTGTTGATGGCAGACGGGTTGTATCCGGTTGGAGTCGGAGCCGCAGATTGCTGCATCCAACGCCAGTATTCGGCTGCTGCTTCGTGGTTGGTGATCCCTTTTTCCAGCATCACTTTCTCCACTTCTTCAATATCTTCGTCCTTGTCAATCAAACCCTTCGACTTGAGTTTGTTACGACGGCTGTTCAATTCATCCATCGCTTCCTTTTCCCGCAGTCTGGCTTCGAGTTGTGCCACACGGTCATTGGCGCTATCTACTGCCGAACGTGTGTACTCTTCGATTTCCAGTTCTGGAATAGGAAGGTCAGGCTTAATTTTCTTGGTGAGTCGCAACATATCCTTGCGGGTTGTTGGATTCTCAGCAAGTTGCCGTGCAAGCAAAGCCAGTTCATCACGGGCTTCAGGTGTCAGGTCTTCGAGTGACATAGGTATCCCCTTACTTTAATTAGATGACGCGCTTACCGTCACCAGGCTTTTGAACTTGCATCTTGTTCTTGCCGCCGGTGGCAGAAGCGTTTTTCAGACCACCAAACTCCGAGTAACGTGGAGTGTTGATCATCTGACCATTTTGCTGGTTGTTGTCGGTTGGGCGACGAGGCGACGATGCACCTCTTGGCTTGAATAAGTCCATGTGTTGCTCCTTACATAGGTTGAGGGGTTGCGCCTGGCATCTGCATACCAGGTATTGCTGGCGCTGCTGCCAAAGCCTTACCTTCCGGCGTTGCGCCACCCGCCTGTGGAAGAGTCTGAAGCATCTGCAAAATTTCAGATTGCTTGAGTTCGTTGGTCGATTCGCGCTTGCCGCCGATCACACCACTGAGTGTTTTCAAGGCAGACAGCACTTTCTGACCTTCTGGTGAATCACCGCCCAAAGCCGGTAACGACTGTTCAATCAGGTCGATTGCTAGACCGAGGTTCACTAGCGCACCTTCGCGGTTGCCCATCTTGGGTTCCGGCGTAGACATGGGCGAGGCCATCGGAGGCGTTTGGTCGGTTGCAGAGGCTTCCGAATCTAATGGAGGCGCTTGTTCGGGCGCACGTTGCGCTCTCATCATCTCCATTAACTTGTCTGGTGGTACGCTCATAATTACCCCAATAAATTTTGGCGATAGCAATAATGTTTTTGATAGCTTTTGTCAAGTGGGGGCGTATATTTACCTTCCCCGCCCCCTGGGAGTAATCCTCAAGGGATTACTTGCGTGCCTTACGGCCTTTGCGTGCTTTGCGTGCCATGGTCTTCTCCAATTAGCAGCGGCCAACTTAGAAAGGGAAGTCAGCCATACCCTATCCCTTGCGGGGGATTAACGACGGGTCTTGCGACCGCGCTTCATTTTCTTGTACATGGTCATCTCCAAGTAAGTTATCCCCTTACCGTTCTGCCGTAAGTCCGTGTACTAGGGCTACGGTCAAAATTCTTTACGCCTTGCACCCGATATTGCAGGTTTGGGCTGCGTGGCGAGTCTTTCATAGGCTGTGTCGTGCCAGCACGGGGTTGATCAGCCTTGGGAGAGATATTTTGTCCAGCCATCATTCACCTACCGCTTTCAGATCAGGTTTACCTTCCGGTTTTTGCTGTTGGGGCGGTTGTTGGGCTTGTTTTGCCTCATTCCGCTTCAATTTTTCCTTCAGCAACTGCTTCATTGGGGGTTCAAGCAAATCTATCAGAGATTCCTTGTCGATAGCGCCAGCCTTAAACATATTAAACGCTAATTGCCGCAAGTCTTCTGTAAAGATTGGGCTATTCGAGTGGGCATCGACCTTCACCACATAGTTCTTGGTGAACTGTTCTGGTATGAATTTAACGCCTTCTGCGTCCGACAAACGGGTGTTATCGTAGGCTTGCAGCAGTTTCAAGTAGAGCGTTGCGACCTTTTCCAGACTATCTTCAACGATAAGCGCCCGTTTTTTGGCGCGTGAGGAGCCGAGTCGGGCGAGTTGGCTGGCGTGTCCTTGGCTTCTGACCCCAGTTTCGCCTCTTCCTGAGAGTACGCTTGTAATACCTGACGCTTCCGCGAACATCTGATCCACTTCACGGATCACCTCAAACAAGTCACCAGGCATCTGCGGGGCTAGTTTCTCTACCTTGGCATTCGGCATATCCGTTGCCAGCAAGCCACCCGCACGGTTTAGGGCAAAGTTCTTCTCATCCAAGATGCCAGTAAAGCCAATCATCGCCGTTGGCGGGGCTACCTGCTTAGATAACAAATCCAGAATCTCTTCCATGCGCTTGTTACGCAAGGTCTGGAGGAACACCAGCCGCTGTACTTCGCTCTGACCCCAATAATAATCGTACATAGGGTTCGGGCAAATCTGGACGAATGGCAGTTCTCCTTTTAGGAAGACTTGCTCACCAGGCCGGTCATAGATGATGACATCCGGTTCGGCAATGGTGACTACCTGATAGTCGAGTGTGT